ATAATTATTAGATACTGTTTCGTTCTTGAACACAGCACATTAACGCGATTTCGATCGCATGAGAATCGACTGTTGAGTGTCGTTGTACAGACTACGACGATATCGTATTCGTCTCCTTGAGCTGAATCTACTGTATTGACAGTCCAACCAGTACCCTTCATTCGTTCTTCGACGACTTGAAAGGTAGGTGAGTAATTGCAGATTATAGCTTTGGTATGTCCTGTTACGCGTTTGTCAATTATAGAGGCAATCAGCTGTGCTGTCATTACCTCTTTTTCGTTGTACCATGAGTGTGATTGTTTCACGAATGAAGCGGATCCATTTGACCTCACATTAATTATTCTGCGTTGTCCGAAGTACGGAAATGATGGTGTTGTTCCGCAGATTAATTGTCCATTGTAGAACTCTGTAGAGATGTAGTCACTGATTTCTTGCTGCATTCGGTATTGTTCGAGTAATGTCATTAAAAACGTTTTTGGATGGAAATTTGAAACGTAGTTGACGATATTCGCCAGTGTGACATGAAACGGTGTTATAGGCGGTAGTTGTTTATCATCGCCTACGAACAATATCTGTTTGGGTTTGAGCTCGATTATTATCGTGTAAAGATTTGGATTTTCAACTCTTGACGATTCGTCGATGATCAACAAATCTATATCTCCTCTAGACTTAGGTAAGTTAGTAGTGAGTGTAGTGCCAAAGCATCGTGTGTCCCATTGACCTGTATATGCCTGAAGCGTAGTTTCTACTCGCTCAGCGTTCTCGGATGGAATGTTACGGTATACTCCTCGTACACCAGTTTTCCTGATTAGAACGTTCATTGTATTGTCAACGGCACGATGCGCTGCACTAGCGACGCACACAAGCCTTCCAGTGTCCATATACTTCCTTGCGATTTCACAGGCTGTCTTAGTCTTTCCGGTACCTGGAGGTCCCCGGATTATCATAAACTCCATGTTTATAAACTTAGAAACAGCTTGATACTGTGAGTCGTTCAGATGCATATCGAAGAGATCGAGAGATAGATCAAAGTGTCTTGGTTGTGTACAAATTAGATTGTAGAGTACATTGACATCTTTAACGATTGCGATTTTATCGAGTGCTCGAATAAGTGGTGCAGAGAGATCTTGAGCAGTGAGCGTGTCTCCAACCTTGATTGAGAAAGGTGATCCACGTGGCACAACTTGCCAATTGTTTCCATCAGCAAAGCGGACATTAGCGAGTCCGAGTCTGGTTTGTCCTGATCTGAATGTGTATGTTGCAGTTCTTGTGAGTTCATCGTTAACGGTGAAGAAGTATCTACCTCTTTCTGACGTTACTGAAGTGATTTGAATCTGTAGTCGTTTTGATCTGGTTTGAAGTTCTTCTTTAACTAGTTCTCTGGTCATCCTAAAGTGTAACGGTAAGTTGCTAGCTGCATAACGGTAATACTTGTAGCGAACTACGTCGTTGTATAGACCGTATTTTCCAATTGCATCTGTGTATTCAACGAGGTCAGCGTTAGGTTGGCTGTATGCCATTCCTGTTGAGACGTCTCCGATGAATGTATCTTCAGCGCATATGGGTTGTGCAAGCGTGTTTTTAGGACAATGTTTGGTGCAGTAGAACGTAGAAAGACTAATACTTAAATCAGTGATATCATTATCGTCGCAGACTGAGCATTTCACAGGTAGAACTCCGTATAGGTATTCCTTGTGGTCGGTGGCTAAGTAGTGTTTATGAGCATCACCTCCACAGAAGAATAATTCAACGGCACAAGTTTGGCATGAGTAGACAGCTGGTCTCCCACATGCAACATCGCATGATCTTACAACGACACGTCTTGACGTACTTGTTACGGTTGCTTCATTTCTATCGTTTGGTGCATTCTTGCGTTGGTGCTCAAATTCATCGATAACTGCTATTGGTACTTCTAGGTTTGTGAGATTGAAGAGTCCCGAGGGTTTATATAGGGACTTCATCCATTCTTTGTCTAGTAGTCGCAGTGATTTTTCATCTGTCATATCAGCAATTACTTCAAAACCAAATGGTATTTGGTCTGAAATTGCGGCCATATCTTTACTCGATATTTTCATGCCGTCAAATTTGCTTTTGAGATATGAGATGATTGAGTCAGCAAGGTGTGCTTGTTCGGGCGGTAGTCCTGGTTTGTGTTCGAGAGGTATGGCTAGTGTTGCAAGCGCAATTCCTCGTGTGAGAGTGAGATAAGGATCGTATAGTGTTTTCGAGTCTGCATTCCGCACTGTTCTGTAAACCATACTGGCCATTAGACGTGTTGGGACTGGACAAGGTTGAAATTGCCAGTCATCATCAACTACAGTAGCATTAGAGCAAAATTCGAGCGGTGGTGCTCGACCGTTTACTCCTGCCATTTTCTCCGCAGTCATTAGGAATCCGGATGTTAGGAAGAGTGTTTCTTTGAACGCTTGATTATCGAAACAGTGATCGACGTGCTTTGCTATAAAGCAATCATCTGACAGGAACGAGGCCCTGCATGAATGTTCGTCTAGTGTTTGTTCGATTATTGATACGTCATCTTCCAGTCTATCAAGATCCCAGTAGCGGAATGGTGTTGTTCTGTAGTGCATGAGTATTTCACGTACGAGATCAAGTGGTACTGAATCTGCGAGATTAAAGCCGCACATCCATTCAATTTCAACTAGTGCAAGTAGCACTGCGTGTTCAAGGCCGTTTCCGTCAGCAGTGTAGGGGCTCCCGGAGGATACACCAACTGGTTTTTGCATTACGGAACCGTTGTTGAATATAAAGTTGTGAACGAATGTTGCGTACATAGTGATCCCGAGATTCATCACGACGAATCGTGCTATCTCATCTGGCGTACAGTCTAAGTATTCTTCTCGTTGACCGAACCATCTGTAGGCTTCTTCTTCGAATGTGCCTGTGTATTCATGATCTTCGTCGTAGAATTGTCGTGAGTGTTTGGCTCCTAACCTTAAAAGTCTTGTGCAGACTATTTGAATTATAAGTTGGAGGAGATTGTCGATATTTTTATCCCATTTCTCACAGTCATGACTTGAATTGCACATGTTGAGGCCTTTAGGATCTTCGCGCATTCTGAATGAAAAATGTGGTCTCATTAATTTTGACCAACCGGCTCTAAGGGGTCCTGAGCCGACTAGGAAAGTGTTACCTAGCATTTGTATTAATCGATGTCTTGACATTAGTGCGCGTCCTATTCCTGTAGCTTGTGGTGGTGGTGCAGTGATAGCACGTGTCCTTGACTTAGCGCTGATACTGAACTTCGGGTTTGCTTTTGTTACGAAAGGTGTGAAGAATTCGCAATTGTGCATAATCAGTGGAACTTGTGTTTCTTTAGTGAATTGGGCGACTGCATATGAGTCAACTCCCATCATACATAAAGGCATTCCAGCTGATTTATTGCGTGTTTGTTTCTGATCTTCTACCCAGACAAATTCGGGATACGTTCCACCTCGTTCTATAGCAATGTCGATGTTACGAAGCATTTTTGCATATAACATTTGCGTTGCTAAGAGGTACATTGAATCCGATGCTGAGCCACCTTGTACAACTCCGAAAAGTTCTAGATCTTCCATCATTCCTTCCTCAGAAGGCACAAAGTAGTATTCATTACAACTCCATTGGTATGTCGTGTTTGGTCTTAAAGCGTGGTGTCCGTAGTTGATACCTTGTTTGAGTTCTTTGTATAGGTATTCAATCCATTCAAGATCTGGCACAGCTTTTCCTCGTTGTGCGGATGCACGGTATATCGATGAACTTGTTTTGCCAAAGCTTTTCATGTTATTGAGTTTGTCGCCACCTAAAGGGAATTTGTCGGTCCCATTGAATAGTGTTGTGGCGAGGCAGAAATACACAATGTCTTTTTGGTATTCTGGCACTTCTGAGCATTGCTTATGTTGGCAAGTTCCTAGTGATCGAATTGGTATTCTTCCGAGCATCGGGTAGATTACGGATTTGGGAGTAGCTAATGGTTTTCCAGTGTTGTATTCCATTAGTACATTGTTACTGTCCCAATCGAATCCCCACATCAGCATTGATTGTCGTTGATCATAGCGCGAGTTGACAATAGTTTGTAGTGTGAACTTCATCATCTCACTTATTCGGTTCGATTTGAATTTTCGCATCTCAGACCATAAACCTCGGGTGACCTCAAATCCTGCGTACTCATCAACAAGAAACAATTTCTTGTATGTCTCAAATGACATCCTTGTGGTGTGAAAACCACTTGTATGTGCCATATTGATGATGTTAATTAGTTTGCAGAAGTAAGTGTCACCTTCAGGAAAAGTGATCAGATCTACTTTGTCGAACGTGTGCTTGATTGGTGCTAATGCGGTTACGATCATCCGTGTGATAACCCTATTAGGATTTACGGCTTGCTTTTGATTAAGATCTAACCATATTTGCCAGAACTTCTTGTAGAAGCCTTTCTGGTATTCATCTATGGTTTTAATCTTTGGTTCACGGAGCATTGCGGCGAGATGTCGTTGTTTGTTGATGTGTTGTGGGTCGGTTGCAAGTTTTTCAAAGTACTCATGGAATTTTGTGTCGTGTCCAAGTTGGAACAGGTATGGGATACCTGCTTGAGTCCAGATTGATTGAATTACATCGATGATAGGAAGCAAAGCATACAGCCTCGCCTTTTCATCCATTTTGCCTGAGATAGGCATGTAGTCTGAATCAAAATCTAGAATACCATTAAGGTCGACATTATCTCCAGTGAGTACGAATTCGAACCCTTCGATAGTGTGTACAAACTTTCGGCACATGAAGTAGATGTATGTAACAAACTTTGCTAGCGAATCTTGATTGTTTCGACAATGTTCGCAGCAAAAGACAGATTTCTTCACACAAGGTGTGTGTGTAATTGGAAGACCGAAGCCCTCTACAATTTCGTAAACTGTCTTGTAGTCGTTGTTAGCTATCAATTTCTTGAAGTCGAGTAGCGTATAAGGCGTCATGCCAAATCGCTTAAGTCTGTTTTCAGGTGATAATTCCGTTCGTATGAGGAATTCATCACCGTATTGTTCACGTATCTTCAGGTAATTGTTGTATTCAGCAGTACCATCTCCCACGATCTTCACGTT